AGAAAAACTTCCAGAGGGACTAGGAAACCCAGTATTGATCTGAAGGAAAATAAATAAAAGAAAAGCAAAGGTTTTTATGGTTCCTCTCCATTCGCCTCAAGAATATTTGTTTCATTTATATGTGACAAATAGTGGGGATGCGAAACGATTATGGAGACAAAACATAAAGGACAGTTGGGAAAATAAATGTGCTTATTGTGGATCTGAAGACAATCTAACAATTGATCATATCATTCCACAATGTAAAGGGGGTGCAGATTTCACAAAGAATGTAGTGTGCTGCTGCCATTCTTGTAATCAATCGAAGGGACACGAGCACTGGAAGTTATGGTATGTCCAGCAAGATTTTTATAGTGAAGATAAATTTAATAAAATAGAAGAGTGGATGAAACCAGATCCTCCTACAAATCTATTTTCTTATCGCCCAAGACGCAATAATGCAACTTGAATAAATATATCAAAGGCAGTAAATACTGACCTTATGGTAGATACCGCATATCATAAATGGCAACTCCGATTCGAATTAAACGCTCTGCCGTGCCAGGTAAAATACCTGCACAAGGAGTGCTCCAATATGGCGAATTAGCTTACAATATTAATGATGCTGAACTCTATGCTGTCAGAAATAGAGTAGGTATTGGATCGGAAGTCGTTAGGGTGGCAGCGGGTGCTACTGTTACAAATATTCTTTATGTTACTCCTGATGGAAAAGACACAAACACAGGACTCAAACTCGGAGACGCAAAAAGAACAATCGGAGCAGCAGTCACAGCAGCAACAACGGGAACTGTTATTAAAGTTGCTGCTGGATCTTATGTAGAAAATAATCCAATTGCACTACCAAACCAAGTAAGTATTGTTGGTGATAGTTTAAGAGAAGTTTCAGTTACTCCTCAAAATCAGGGAGATCTCTTTTATGTGAGCAATGGAAATTATATTGCTGAAATGTCGTTTGTAGGACCTTCAAATACAGGTGCTATTTTTGCATTTAACCCTAGTAAACCAGTTTATAACAATCAGTCTCCTTATATTCAAAATTGCACTAACTTTATTCCAAGCAGCATTGGAATGAAAGTTGATGGGCGATATTCGATTGGACCAACTAAATCAATGGTCCTTGACTCTTATACTCAATATAATCAAGGTGGTATTGGTGTTTCAATTACAAATGAAGGATATGCACAGTTAGTTTCACTCTTTACCATCTGCCCAGACACCGCAGTATTTTGTGGAAGTGGTGGTGCTTGCGATCTTACAAATTCTAATGCATCATTTGGAAATTATGGACTAGTTTCTGATGGTGTTGGACCTAAAAAATACTCTGGAATACTTTCAACATCAAGTGATGTTAATGCAGATACATTTGCAGTAGCTTTTAATAATCCAACATTTAATGTTACAAATGCAATTTACAATAATGTAACAGGCATTGTGACGATTACAACTGATAATGAGCACGGATTTGAAGTTGGAATGGGAGTTACAATTGCAGGTCTTAATTTTTCTTGTCCTTCTGGACCTGGAATTGTAACATATCCGAGTGGAAATAATGGATATGTTTTTGATGTATTATCTACACCAACAACATATACTTTCAGTGCTAATGTTGGAACTTCTACTTTACCCCATACTTATGTTTCTGGTGGAACAGTTAAACTAAATCTAATTCGTCCATTTGATGGTCAGGTCATTTATTTTAATACTCTTTATTATACAGTATCTAAAATTCGTGTTGGATCTGCAGGAACTGGATATCTAAACGCTCCCACAGTTACAATTTCAGCACCTCCTACAGATTGGGGAGTTAGTGCTCAAGCTGCTGCTGAAATTAGAAACGGCAGTGTAGTTAATATTGAATTAATTTCAAGTGGTAGAGGATATGTGACTCCACCCACAATTACAATTTCATCTCCTGATGTTGGTATTAATACAGCAACTGCAATACTTGAAACGCTTCCAACATATTATGCAATTTTAAGCTCAACACCCATTTCTGCAGGGATAACTACTATTACAGTGAATGAAAATGTCCCATATGTAGTAAGTGCCGGATCTTCAATTCCATTTTTTAAACAGAGTCGAATTCTTGCTTCTGGACACTCTTTTGAATACATTGGTTCTGGAACTGATATCAATTCTGCTCTTCCAAATCAAGGTGGTGTTCCAATTCAAGATAATGAAGTTGATATGAGAAATGGTGGTCTTGTAGTCTATACAAGTACGGACCAAGCAGGAAACTTTAGAATTGGTGAAGGTGTTGTTGTCAATCAAACAACAGGTTCTATCTCTGGTATTTTCTATTCTAAAAGTTTGTTTTCAACACTCACACCATTCATCCTAGCATTAGGAGGAGATTAATCAATGGCATTACCATTAAATGTATTTAAAACAATTACTAAAGTAGCAACAATAAATCCGGTTGGAATTTATACTGCTCCAGTTGGATATACTGGAGTCGTTCTGCTTGCACAGTGTGCGAATATTAGTAATACAACTCATACAGTTTCATTTTCACATCAAAGAACAACTTCAGGTATTGCCGTAACAACTGAAATTTTAAAAGATTTTGCAGTTCAGGGCAATGATACTGTAAGTTTGCTTTCTGGCAAACTCACTCTTGAATCGAATGATGTGTTAGTTCTTTCTGCAAGTAACGCATCTAATATTAAATTTATTGCTAGTGTTCTAGAAACTCTTAACTAATACTCTAAATGGCAAAGTTTCTTTCCGGTAGACAATCACAATTAAATGTAGGAGTATCCTCAAGTACTGAAAGTAGGACAGTGCTTCAGGTTACTGGCAAGGTCGGAATCGGGACGACAAACGCTGGGAGTAGAAGTTTATATGTAATTGGTGATACACAAACAACAGGTGTTACTACACTTGCTTCTGCTGGAGGAATTACAACCACTGGTGGTGACTTGTATGTTGGTGGAGATCTTTATGTTGCTGACGATTTAGTTTTTGATGAGTTTATTGCTCGTAATATTAATGTTACTGGTATTGCCACAATTCGCAATGCTAATATCACTGGCATTGCAACTATTACCAATATCATTGGAACTGGAGCAACAATTGGTCGTATTGTTTCTGCCGGAACTTCATTTTCCCAGTTACAAGTTTCTGGCATCTCCACATTCAACAATGGTCCAGTATTCATTGGGTCTGGTACAACAACAGGAACAGCATCACAGCGACTTCAAGTAACTGGAGGTGCTTACGTTTCTGGTACGGTCGGTGTGGGAACCACAAACCCAAGAGAGACTCTAGATGTAATTGGTACGGTTGGTGTGCAGGCAAGTGGGTCTTCTAATCGTTTTGAAATTCAACATAATGCTGCTCTTAATTCTCTGGACTTTATCTTTATCTAATGAATACTGTAGCAAGATTAAGATCTGATGGTGTGCTTTTTGCAAATCTATTTGATGAGTTTTCTTCACCAAGTAGAAATGTAAGTGTAGACCAGTATGGAGTTTTTTACTCCAACACAATGAAAGAAGGAACATTTTCAGAATTATCAGGCACTGTTCCTATGAGAATTGTGAATAATAAAGACTTGAGAGTTTATGATTATTTTGATGAACTGACTGGTGTAAGTGATGTAACTCCTCCTGCTCCTGCTGCTACCTATAGTATTGTTGCTGGTAATAAATTACCAGTTTATGGGACAGGTGGTGGAACTTATCCTCCTACCGGAAGTTGGACTGGAATACAAAATGCCTCTGTAGATGATAACTTTTTAACTATTAGCCTTCCATTTACATTTTATATTGCCGGATCTGGATATACTACAACTTATATGGGTTCGAATACCTATTTGACATTCAGTGCTGGCGCAAGCGAATATGGAAATCTTGGTGCATTAGGTGCAACTCGCCCACCAGTTCCAAAGTTTCATTTTGGCTCTGCCGATAACTCTTATCAAAGAGTTTCTAGATTTGCCTTTGGAACTGATTATCAAAGAATTCGTTATGAAGGAACTGCAGCAACTTCTGGTATTGTGGGTTCTCCAAACATCGTTCTTGAAATTACATTATTTAATCCAAGTGTAACTGGTGGCAATAATGTTCTTGAATTATTAGTCGGTAATCATAGTCGATTAACTGGTGCAAGAATGGTTGCGAGTGCAACTACGCAATATGCGACTTATACATTATCGCAAAATCAAAGTTATGTTTTTGAAGGTAACAGTAATGGTACAAGTTGGACCATATATACTGGTTACAACGTAAATTATTAGTCGTAATGTGGCAAATAAATAACCTTATATAAAGAAATAAGATGGCACTACTTAAGACTAATACAGGTATAGGTACAACCAATCCAACATCTGCTCTACACGTTATTGGAGATGTATTAGTTACTGGTGTAGTCACATCTACGACATTTAACGGAAATATTAACTCTGGGATTGGCACTATTGTCAATCTAACCAATACTAGATTGACAAGCGGTGTTGGTACTATTACAACTCTTAATAGTAATACTGCAACAATTCTTGATCTTGATAATTTAAGAATGTTGAGCGGCATTGCCACTATTACTCAAATCAACGCCACAACGATTGTTTCTACTAATAATGATCTTGATCATTTAAATGCTAATTTTGGAAATATTGATGTAGGCATCGTAACCGATATTTCAGGAACAAGACTGAATTATACTGGTGTCGGTACTATTACGACTCTTAACACCAATACTGCAACAATTCTTGATATTAATAATTTAAGAATGGTGAGTGGTATTGCCACAATCACTACTCTGAATAGCACTAATATTACTTCAACTAATTCCGATTTTACTAATCTAAATGCTAATAATGCTTATATTGATGTAGGTATCGTAACCGATATTTCTGGTACAAGACTTAACTATACTGGTATCGGTACAATTACAAATCTAGATGTTACTAGAGAAGTTGTTGGTACTAGCACGATTACCAATCTTTATGCATCGAATGGTTATATTAATGTTGGTGTCGTAACAGACCTCACAAACACAAGACTTTCAAGTGGTATCGCTACAATTACTACTTTAGATAGTTCAACTGGTACAATTAATAATCTAACCAATAATCTTCTGAACAGTGGTATTGGTAGTATCGCTACATTATATTCTACCAATGCTTATATTAATAGTGGAATTATAACTAATATCAGTGGCACAAATCTGAATTATACTGGTGTTGGCACGATTACCACACTGAATAGCACTCAGACTAATCTAACCAATCTAAATGTTTCTGGTATTTCTACATTTGATGGTGCGATTGATGCGAACGGCGGAGCTACGATTGATAATATTCAAATTGGAATTACTGATGATAATACAATTGATACCGTCACTGGTAATTTAACACTTGATTCTAATGGTGGAACGGTCAACGTTAATGATAATCTTACGATTACTAACGTTACAACTTCTACTGGTGGATTTGTAATTAATGCTTTTGGTCCGACTACACTATACAGAGTCGTTGATGGTGCATTTACTGCTGGAGTTGGATATACAAATAATCAGGGACTATTAAGTATATCAAACTGGGATGATGTTGCTATAAGAGTTAATGATACAGAAACTGCTGCTTACTTTAACAGAAATGGTTCAGCAGAACTTTATTACGACAACCTCAAAAAATTTGAGACCACTGGATATGGCGTTACTGTTTACGATACACTACAAACACCACAACTGAATGTTTCTGGTGTCGGTACAATCACCACAATTAACAGTACCAATATTGTATCAACCAATTCTGACTTCACTAATCTGAACGCAGATAATGGATACATTGTAACTGGCATCATCACTGATATTTCTAACGCCAGATTGACTAGTGGTATTGCTACGATTACTACTTTAGATGCAACTACTGGAAGTATTACAACCTTAAGTGGCACAAATGTAACTTATACAAATTCTGATTTTACTAATCTGAATGCTAATAATGCCAATATTGATGTCGGTATTGTAACTGATATTTCTGGCACCAGACTTACTTACACTGGTGTCGGCACAATTACAA